ACAGCCTTTTGTCTGTCTTGCTCAAAAGCATCATTGAGTGCCGTTTGCGCTCTTCGCAGGGCTTCCCTCTCCTTTTCTGCCTCTGCATCTGCTTTCGCTTTTGCTCGATTAGCCTCATCCTGCGCTTTTGTCGCCGCAACATCAGCTTCTTTCTTCTCGATCATCTGCGCTAAGGCTTCTACCTCTGCCATTTGTGCAGGAGTCAAATCTAATAAAGAAGCCCTATATCGAATGAGTGCCGCACGAGACTGATCGAATGTTTCTTTTTGCTCTTTAATACTAGCGATGAAACGATCACGAGTAGCCTGTTGAGCCTCCGCTTCTTGCTCCGCTTCTTTCTTAGCTTTCTGATCTTCTTTAAATGCCGCAGTTGCTTCTAGCTGTACTCGCCTAGCTTCAATTTGCTCATCACTTGCGCCTTTCATTTGAAGCCTGAAAAGCTCTGCTTCAATAGCAGACATTCTTAATACTTGAAGTTGCTCTCTGCCTTTTTGCAGTGATGCCTCAACAGATTCAGCATTACGCCTTTGTTCTTCTGTCTGGCCTTTGATCTTTCCAGTCAGCTCACCAGAAAGCGTCAAATGCTCATTCATCTCATTACGCAAACGCTCTAAGGTTGCTCGCGCATCCAAGACTTCTTTACTAGAAGCGTTTAAGGCTTCTTCATAAGTGATTACGCCTTCTTTGAGCTGGAAATAAATGGTTTCTACATCTTTTGCGCCATTCTGAAACTTCTCATTAGTTGCAATGGCTTCTTCGAGAGTTTCTTGCGTCGCTGAAATTGCTGACTGCGTTTCTCGCATTTGGACAGCGAGACTAGCCATCCTTGCGTCTCTTTCCGCTTCGCTTAATTCATAGATTTTATCTTTGACTTGATCGAGCTTTTTGCTAGTTTTCTCAATCTCTTCATTGGCTTGCATGAAGCTCTTGATGAACGGCCCTGCGATGATCGCACCGACAGCAATTAACGCACCAACGACAGCACCGCTTGGCCCAAAGATCGAGGCAATTTGCGGCCCCTGTTGAGCGAAGATTCGTACGGCATCCGTACCCATCTGGGCTTGAACTGCAACGTCTTGGAGCTGTACGGATAACTGACCCGTGGTATTGGTTAGTGCGGAAGTTGCGCCTCTAAACTTCTTGAATACAGGGGGAGCCTTCCCTACCTGAGTATTTAATCCTTCGGCGGCTTTGCCAGCACCCTCTGCTGACTTTCTAATTTTATCTAATTCTTTTTGTGCGGCATCGAAGTTGCGGCTTTCAATTTTGAGAATTAGTGTTTCTACATTAGTCGCCATATTCAGCCCTTATGCTTCGCCAGTTCCATGACAGCTTCAATCTCCCACCAGTCTAACATTCGGCCAGTGAGTTTCATGTAACTTTCTAACTCAGGGTATGTATGCTCCCTAAGTGACGTATACGCTACCCAGCAATCATCATGTTGCCATGATAACTTAGGAGCGTTGAGCAATTCTGGCGGCGTGACTCCACGGCTCTTCTCGACTTGTTTAAGCGTTTCGTACCGACTGATCTTAGAGCCTTCTGGGAAGCCGTTCATGTGATAACACCACTTCCCGTAGGTCACGAACTCTTCGATCAGCCTCCGGTAAAATTCTCTCTATTAACTATGAAAGCGAAGATTTGATTAACGACAATCGGAGAGTTTTCACATAGGAACATCGCATTTTCTTCCGAATATTCCCAAGGCTCCCCATCTTTCGCCAAGCCTTCCCATCCAATAATTATCTTTGCAACCATCGGAGATAAATATTCATGGTCAAAAAAGTCCATCTCCTCCTGATCTGCATATTTACGCCTCTGATCCTTCAGAGCGTCTCTCCAAGCCTTTGAGTCAGTACCCTTAACCCTGAAAAGAGCGTCTTCTTTCTCTCCAGTGACAGGATCAACGAGGTGAAGCTCTGCCCCAACCTCGTGCTTCTCAACTGTTGCCAGTTGGTTAATATCCATAAAACCCCCTAGGTTTTATTGTTTCTAAATTATGCAGGTGTGCGAGTAATCACCAACTGTGAAGCATCGCTAGAGCTATATAAAGCAACAAAATCCATGCTTACTGTGACAGCCCCTTCACCTGATACGTCCGGTTGTCCTGAGTTGTACTTTACGTTAGGAATATCGATCTGCAAACTATTGCCATCAACGTCCGTCAAAGTACACACAATCTCTGAGGCAGTCTCATTGATGAACTTTTCGTACAAGGTTTTGCTATCAAAGTACGTCGTCAACGAACCAGTAACGCGAGACTTTCCAATCGAAGGNCGATTTGTCGTGTCAGACCCGATTGAAAANAATGGCTCAAGTCCNTTCTCAATCGAAATATCCAAACTGGTAACCGTCGCAATCGAAGATCCACCTTCAGTAATTGACCCAGTGAATGAATCGAATGGAGTATTCCCTACGTCAGAAGAATACGTTGATGACGCAATCTCTGTAGTAGCCAGAGAAATATCTTTACCTACAACACTCAACGATGCCGTAACCATTGAGTTTGGAGCAATCGATAGGCTCAGTGAGTTAAATTCACAGCCCGTATGACGATGAAACTCAGCAGTGTCTAGGTCAGCAAACTTACGCTCTAAAGTAAAAGATCGACGAGTCGTGCCAGTTTTGAGAACATTCGTAGTCCAAGACCCGCACATGACTGCTTCAAGTGCGTCATCGAACGCGCCATATTCCATTTCAGCAGATACATCGCCAGCCACAGACTTGTTGCCGTGACGGAAATCTTCGATCTGCCTATCTCCGCGCAACTTTTCCGACTCGATACCATCTTTCGATAATGCCAGTGTCGTGCCAGTGTGAGGAAGCGGAGTCCACGTTGGTGTCGATGGAGTTGTTCCATAGGTGCTTTCTGCAATGTAGTGCAGGGAGTGTTGTGCGCCATTTGCGATAGTCATTTCCTTTACCTCGCGTCAGTGTACGTTTGAAAATCGACTGTCACTGGCACGAAATGAAACGCACCTTCAGTCACAGCAGGATCAATCGAAGCAGACCGAATCCTGACATTTAGACCATTATAAGACAAAACAGTGCCTCTCTTAAAATGATCTGCTACAGAATCCGGAATCGTCGAACGCCCCGTTCCTGCTGGGTAAACAACATCTATTTGGTAGATACCATTTGTCTCATCTTTACCATTCGTGCCAAGCCCCGCCTGTGCAGTTGTATTTGGTAAAAATGAAGGGCTTATGAAAGTTTGATTAGCCTCTGGCTCAAACTTTGTATTAGGCCAAGCAATAGAATAACCGCCACTCAGTGTCGCCAATCTACCGTCTAAAGCCGCTTGTATGTCATTGAAGTGAGTTGCCATTACTTGCCTCGCGCCAAACCAGCAATCCCTCGTTGTACTGCTTTTCTGAGCATACCTTGAGGAGCAAGTTTAGAGAAACCGTTGACGGTTTTCCCTGTTGGGTTCTTTGGAGGATTCGGATACCCTCCATATTCAACGACTCTTGCGTAGGGCAAGTTATTTGCCATGTAGAAAGTTTGACCTAGTTTCAGGCGCGTCAAAGCTCTATCGACTCGTGCCATAGAGTTTGCTCCCGAAGGATCTGTCGCCAGCGTGGTTTGCGTTGGGACTTTTCGGTTGCTTGCGTACCAGTTGTTTTTCAACCTACCAGTATCTACTGGAGTACCCATGATGACTTCTTTAGCAACTGAGCGAATAATCTTGCGAACTTCTCGCTTCCCTCTGTTGATAAGAGAAAATCCCGCATCTTCAACTTGTTTGCCAATTTTGCTCATTTTCTCACCTGCAAGTTACACGCGACAATCGTTCCTGCTGGCTGAATATTCGATACAGATACAACACGATAATTTTCGCTATCTAAGCTGACAGTGTCGCCTACCTTGTATGTATGTCCTTCAGCTAACACTCGTCGATCACCGACTTCAATGTTATTCAAAGCTATCTCTTCCGCAGAATAATTAAACACGCAAGCAAACTTTGTGAACGTGTTGTTGTTTGCGTCTTCGTGCCAGTTTCGGCATCAAAGTCACCATCAGTCGTACGAGTGAATGTTACTTGTCTCCCGAACTTCTGAAGCATCGCTCCAGCACTA